CGGAATGGTTTAAATTCGTTTACTCCTTGTGTCGCGCCTTCCCAGATTTTATAAAACGTATTTCCGATTCCATTTGCCGTAGATGTAACAATGATCTTGGTGTCTTTGCCGGAAGATACAACCGGATAAGTAGAAGTATAGAACTCAGCAGCACGCTCAACGAAAGCAAACTCATCCAGGTAGAGTAGGTTGACAGAAAGACCACGAATAGAACTGCCAGATGTAGCAGCAGCGATAATGCGAGAGTTATTGGAAAACTCAAGTGATCCTTTGTTAAGTGCCTTTGTACCTGGTTGAAGAAAGAATGGAATATTCTCAAGCATGAGTGTAACCCTTGAGAGCATTTCCCTTGCAGTTGCTCCCTTGTTTGCAAGAACTGCAACTGTTTTTTCTGAATTGAAAAGGGCAAACCAGAGAAGGTAGGCGCAGGCTGAAATTGACTTCCCTGACTGTCGGCACGCCAAAACAATATTGAAACGATTTTCTTGAAACTGTTCAAACATTTTTCTTTGATAAGGATATAAGTTGAAAGGAACCAATCCTTGATCAAGAGATATAACTTTACAATATTTTTCGGCAAAGTAAACTGGATCATTCATACACCTCGCATATTCTTGTACGGAATTTTGTGTCCACTCTTGTAAAACACCATCACGTTTTACATTCGGATTACCAAGATAGTTTTCATTCTGGTTTGGGAGTGACATCAATTATATCTTTCTCATTTTGTAATAATCTCTGCAAATCTGCAGTCGATCCTAGAAATACATTATTCGTTGTATTTCCTGCAATCTGTTTCACTTCTTCTTGATTGATATCTTTGTTCTTTTTGTTCAGATCCATTAACTTATCGTTTACGTCTGATAAGTTTTTAATCATACCAGCTAATACTTCGTACGCCCGCGGGTGCTCGGACGAACGAGCAACTTCAATCATATCCTCAAGTGAAGAACGGCCTTTTTCTAACAGGTCGTAGTATGTTTCTCTAGAATATTCATAATCTGATTTAATATTTTTTTCATCAATTGTCATGAGCTATCGCTTAATAATGTTATAGTATTTGTAAATCCAAAGTCACTGTCTGGTGTACCAAAAACTGTTAACGGATTTGGTACTGTATCAATTCTCTCAAGTGCAACATCTGAATCCCCACCTACGCCACCTGCCATATCAAAGATTGTAGTCTTAGCTTGACGGATGATATCAGAAGTATTTATTGCACCATAGAAACTAACTTTCATTTCGAAGTCAAGAGTATAAATGATGGTACGCCTTTGTTCTAATCCACCTTCAAAGTCGTCTGCAAAACTTAATCCCTATAATAATTGGAATATCTTCTTTAAAGTCTGGATATTCTGTACTAAAAGGTTTAATTGTAAGAGTATACTGCGGATTAAATGTAGGGAGTATTTGCTCTACAATTTGTAAGGCATCATCCTGGTTTTTTGCGTAAATATTTAACTGAAAGTTAATTGTATATGGTACTGGGGAATAAAACTTTTGCCGGCTGGTTGTTGCTGAACCAACTGTATTAAAGTTACTTACCTTTGTTAGTTGTCGTTGATTATCATATGCAAAAGAAGTAATTTCAAAAGACATGCGGGGTAACTTAATTGCTACCTGTGTATCTGTATACAGGTCAGGATTTTCTCTTATTCTTTCAAGATACTTGTCTTTTGGTGCATAGGACAATGGTACTTTAACTTGATTATTCGTCCGAACAACATAAAGATTATTGAATAACTTTCCAAAGATAGCTACACATGTTCTAACTTTCTGATGATAAAAATGAGTACCAAACATTAATTATTCTCCGGATCACCAAATGGATTACTCTCACTGAAGTCTAAGAAGTCACCAGCAATTGTTCCAAAGTCTGTATTCTGTTCATTCGACGATATGTTATTTTGTTCTGTAATTGCCGAAACGGTAAATGACGAATCGACTAACCTAGTAGCTGCACCAGAAACTGTAATACTTCCAGTTGTAAATGTATGATATTTGTCATCGCTTGTATCGACATGGATAAGATGTAGTTTTTGATCAGAATCAGACCATTTTGCTACCTCACCAGAAATAGTAACACCGCCTGAAAGTGTTTGAGTAGCCGTTTCACCAATTGTAATTAGACCTTGGCTATTCAGTGTAAGGATATACTTGTAAGCATAATCTCTTTCGATTTGATCAATAACATCTACACCTGTATCAAGATCTTCATCATTATATTCAAAGAGTGTAGCTCTTAGTTTATATGTTGGTAAATTACTTAGCTGATAGAATGGTTGTTCGTGTTCAACATGCATAATTTGGAAAAGTTTATTTGAAAGCGGTAGATAAATTAGGTCACCCTCAAGAGGCCGAACAGATGTTACATTATTATCCATACGTGCAACTGTCTGCGTCCATCTACGACGTGATACAACAAACGTTGCCTCATCACGAATCTCTACACCAAATCGTGTAAACAGATCACCTTCACCGTCGAAGCCTTCAATGTTTTCGATGTACATTTCTATTTTGTAAGAAGAATTAAATCGTGAAGGTACGTCCTGACCAAAAATTTTATCTTCAGAAACAATATCTCTGGGAAGATAATAAACATCTTGGCCATAGATCTTAAGCGATTCAATTACTATATCTTCAAATAGATTCTGCTCAGATCTTACCTTATCATTAAAGTATACATTTCTAGCCATTTTATCCTACAAAGAAATCGGGTGGCATTTCATGTTCCATCCGTATGGTTTCTCTTAGCTTGTCAATATCTGTTGTTGCATCGTCGAATATTTGTCTTCCATTTAGTACCACACCGCCTGGAAGTTGCAAACCTTCAAACTTAATTAGGTTTGCTCCCCACTGTTGCTTAATTAATGCAGTTGTATATTCTTTTAACCACATATCATTATAAACCGATGTATGTGTATCCGGATCAACTATTTGGTATATTTCTGCAACAATATATTCTCCGGCCTTAATATCATCATCCTGGAAATCACCAAAGATATAAAGTCTATTTTGCTTACGGGAAAACTGTACCTGTGGATGACCGTTTAACTTAATATCTAATAGTGAAAGGTATTGTTGCATCTGTTCATAGTATGCTAAGTCACCTGCAAAGTTTTGCAGATCAGCAATATCATTTAACATCATTTGATATTTAATATCAAAGAAATTAAACGAACTGTTAAATGAACTTGATACAGGAAATAGTTTTGAAACAAATAAAATATTTGACGATAATGAAATGTATTCATTTGATACGTCATCAGCTGTTACTAGATGTTTAAGGTACGTACGTACAGTTGCTTCAGAATGATATTCCTGATAATATTGAAGCGCCTCGTCTACACGATCTTCAAGTTGATCCTCATCAACATTAATCTCGATGACAGGATCTCCGAGTCTTCTTTTACAATAATCAATTAATGTAGCACGGGAATTTGGATTCGCCATAGAGATCTCCGTATTAAAAATATCTATGGCTATTTATGATTATTATAACTTGTAAACCGTAAACCTACAACCGTCTGCGTCTAACTTTGTATATGAGGTTGTATTGTTAAAATGTCTTGCAACAACTCTAAATTTATTTCCAGCATCAATATGTTTTATTAGATTAATACTACTAGTATTTTCACCCTTACCTGCTGTTCTATTATATTGATATGTTAATGTTCCAGTTACGTCGCTGAAAGAACCATCTTTTGTTGTTGCTATTTGAAGTTTAGCTTCTGTATCTCCGCGACCACTACCAGCAACCATTATGGAAGATATATCAATTGCAAACATATAATGACCTGCAACATTAAAATTAATCTCGCCATCAGAACTATCGAATATATCTGCATCCGCAGATTGTGCTGAAATTGTATCAAAAGTGGCCTGAATAAAACCAGAGGCGCTAGGACTACCCACAATCCCGCTTGAACCTAAGTATGTATCACTATCAAGAAGGAATGTTGCAAATGGTGATGAATGGTGACCACCTCTTACTAGAACGTTACCACCTACATTTAATACGTCTGAATCAACAGATCCAGAATCTGTTGTTGCAACTGTAACCTTTCCATTGAATCTGGCTAATTTTACAATACCTTGGTCGTCAACTTCAAGCGAAGGAACGCCTGAAATATCATTAACAGAAAAGATTGTACCTGTAAAGCTATTTGTAATAGAAAAAAGCTGGCCTTGGGATCCAGTAAAACTAAGAGTACCATTATTATCAGATATTGCCGACAAAGTAATTTCGGCAGAATCACCAATTGAAGAATCTGCACCAGTAAATACAATTTTAGGATCCTCACCAAATGTACCGCTTATATTTGGTGTTATTACAATATTTTTATCTGAAATAGCCATTTATAATCCTTTTCACTATTTATACGCCATACCTACCACGTAGTGCATTGAAATTTTGCACGTGTTCTTCTGCAGATAATGTTTTATTATAAACCATAAAGTTACCCATGTAACATCCTGCTGAACCAGATGAACCTATTCTTACACGGTTAATATCTCCATAACCACTTAGATCAATTGAAGATGCTGTATTCGTTCCAATATGAACACCATTTAAATATGATCTCCATTCATCTTCAGCATGCATTGAAAGACCTAAACACCACCAGTTAGTACTGTTAATCCAGGTAGAGTTCCCTATCATGTTCCTTGTGTCCCAAAGACTAGCAGTATCATCTTTAACATATTGTAAAACATATGGTGTTGCAGCTGTTCGTGTATCAGCAATAAAATAATAACCATGTGCATTCACCGTATCTATTAATCTCCACATGCTAACATAATTAGATCCTGGCATTCCTTTAAATCTAATCCAATAAATTACACTAAAAGAATATTTCCCTATTATAGGCGTTATACCAACATTTTCAAATAAATTTGTAGCATCAATATCAATAACGTTTCCTGCAACTGGGTCCTCATAAGAATTTAATGAAGTACCAAATAGATTATTTGATCTACCTGCCGCATTATATAGAACTGTATTCCCACCCTGATATGATTTAGAATTTTTTATATCATAAGATAGCTGTAAACCATCAGGAACTATTTTTGGACCATTACCGAAACCCATTATACACCAACCCAACTTTCGAAAAAATCCCCAGTTAAACTTCCATCGGGATTTACTGGCGTTCTATAGAAAGCAGTTAGGTCCTGTTGTTTACTATATCCTGGGCCTTCCCAATTAAATTCTAAAGCATCACCACCAGCGGCTTCTTCCATTACAATACGTATTGGATAAGCAACATTTCGAGTAAGTGTTGTTGAACCACTTCTTTCAGTAACACCTTGTCCAACACCTAGATTATTATCAACAACAGCATTACCTGCTGTACGTGTTACTCCTACTAAAGCATTAGTTCCTATCCATACACCACTACTATCGTCGGATGCTGTATAAAATGTGTAACTTCCAGTAGCTGGAGGAAAAAAGTATCCTATGCATATGAATCCATAATTGTTTCCAATAGTATTGCCGAAATCAATTGAAGTCCATAAATTAACACCAAATCTATGATCTGCTGATGGTAGTCCTGTAGTTCCTGTTACATTACTACTATCATTGGTAGTGGTAAGAGGTATAGTACCAATATTACCATCCGCAATGGTAGCTCGCCAGCTACCATTAAAAAATTTACCTGCAAGACCGGGTACAGTTGTTCTTTGTCCGTAAATAATTGCCATTATAAACCATACCTATCTTTTTCTGCATGATAATTTTGTCTTACTTCTTCTTGTGAAAGATCCCGGTCATAAACCTTTACACTTCCAGCTTCTCCTAAAAGAAAGTAGAAATTTAAAGTACTTTGAAGAACCCCAACAGTAAATTTTGCGTCTGAAGATGCTGTTCCAAAAGAACCTGGGCTAGTTCCACTATTACTACCTACTAATTCGCTATTAAAATATAATTTACTTCCTGAAGAATTATTGTATGTAAAAACTGAATGGTGCCATATATCATAGAGATTAAAATAGTTTACATTAATATCAGTATTATTATTTGTAGAACCTCTTACTCTTGCTTCGGTATTTGTTGTATCAGTATCAGTAGATCTTTCTAATAATATGTAAAAAAAATCAAGTTCACTTGATGCATCACCGGCAGTATCTCTAAGCCCACCAATCATCTGAAATCTAGTTGTACCACCAGATGTTCTCCGTGTGGGTTTTACCCAAAACTCTAAAGTTCCTGATGGCTTATTTGCAAGACCTAATCCGTTAGTTGTAGCTGACCAGACTGCATAATCATTAGACCCGTCAAATGTAAAGGTTTTAGAATTTGCGTTATAACCATTTTGAAGACCGCCAACAAGAGTACCAACTCTTCCACCAACTATATCAGTCCATTCGGTTTCATTGCCTGGATACGATTTTATATTTCCTGGATCAGCAGCAAATACTAATCCATCATTTACATAATTTGGACCACCTACAACACCCATTTTTAATACTCTACAACTATTTTTTCTGTATCTTTACGTTCGCCATAAACTGTATAAAAACAATTTACATTACTTTCACCACTAACTGTTACTCTGTTATTACCTATATTATCTACATAAAGGTTTTGACTCGAACCAATTGGTGTTAGATTAACAGTAATCGTATCTGAATCAACTAGTCCAGTCCAATAGTCAGGAAGTTCAATGGTATTGTTTCCTTCTAACCGACCACGTACATATACACCGTTTTCAGGACCCTCAAGTGATCCATGTCGAAGTTGCATACCTTCTTTTGTTGGGTGATCAATTACGAATGATTTAGATGTTGCGGCCAACGAACCATTGACGTCAAGTGCATGTGTAGCACCAGGAGTAGTAGTATCTGCTTCACCGTAACCAACACGAATACTATGTGCAACTGTTAGCTTACCATTTGAGGTAACTGCCATTGCACCTTGTGCCTGGCTATGACTATTGTCATTCCATATAAATCCCCGGTG